GTAGGCGTGGTGGCTAAAAAAACACGCATAGGCTTCGCTGCTTTACGGCGGTTGCAATCGGCACAACAGGCCACCAAATTCTCCATATTGATTGCATTGTGTAATGAGTCATCGGTTGCCAAAGGCACGACATGATCCACCTGATTGGCTTCACCCTGGCAATAGAAGCAAGTGTAGTTGTCTCGCCTTAATACCAATAGCCTTGCTTTTTTGTAGGCTGTCTTGCCTCGATGGTTGCCTGCTTTGGTACTCATTAGTAATGGCCTTTACGTTTATGTGTATCTAATGCTTTACATGTATCACCTTGATACCGGTGATTAATGTATTTAAGCCCTAAATCTATTTGCTTAAATGGGTTAGTCTCTTTCATCTTTAACAGTTGAGGTATACCAAATGCACTGCTTTTAGGGTTACGTGCTGTTGGTTTCCAATGGCTTTCAAGTCTCCACAATATAACCAAACATCTGTATTGCTTATCGTCTAAGACTTTCATATGTGCATATAACTTATATAACTCAGTATCGTTTGAATATGCAGGTATTGTAGAAGCCGCTGTGAAAACAGTAAGCGCCCCCAATAGCGTAGTGAGTCGCAGGCGAGCCATCCGCAGTTGCGGCTCGCGAGCGCGACCAAAGCGTAGCACCCTAGTCAAATATCGTTTCATAGGTTGTTCACACATAGTTATCCACACCCCACTGTGTAGCCATAGCCTTAGCAATACCCGGGAAAGTCTTACTGCGTACTTTAGACCGTTCCTCTGGCTTTAATTTCCAAGCATCGGCATACCATTTGGGCATCTTTACGCCACTTGCATAGGTAATGCTTTCTCCTGTTTCAACCACATTAGTAGGTTTTAGTTTAGGTAAACCTTTTAACCATAAACACGTGCGTTTGCTGTATGAGTCTCCAAATTGCCAGGGTTGGATAATTTGGTCAGGTTTACGCCATTGGCTCGACATAATGCCCACTGGGTTTTCTATGGCTATCTTTGGGCAATCCGATGCTGCCAAAGCCATGAAAAAGTCAATAGCATCTTGTTGCCTACCGTCTGCACGCTTGGCCTCAAACCACGCTGCCCCAGATGATGCAAGATGTGTACATGGTGGGAAAGCAATAATTAAATCCCATCCTTTATTGCGTAAAGGTATAACATCACCTTTTATGTGCCACTCAGGATTATCCCCAGATGTGTTATATAGATCACATGAATAAGCCTCATGGCCTAGCGCCCTAAATTCTTTGGTTACTGCTTGGCTTTCCTCACAGGCTATAAGTACACGCATAAGTTTTTACACATCCGCATCTATTTGAACCTGTGCTACGCCCAACACACCACATCCCATGCACTCCAACACATGCACATTGGGCGGCAGGGTGTCGGTAACGGTCACTACTTTGTGGTCTTGTGTTTTCTTACAAACACGGCAATTAGTCGATGCTGTTGCCATAAGTACTGCTCCTAAGGTCTGTGATTGGAAATAGGTCACGCTGAGTAACCCAGTAGTTATCCTGCAATCTATGATGAAAGATGGCCTGCCTCGCCATGCTTACAGGTATCCAACCTGCTATTTGATAGACCGGGCTGCGACCAGTAACCAACACGGCTACATCCTGTTGCCTGTCTGTTTTATTGATTATCAGGCTGCCGTTGTCGTACTTAGTCCATTTGACTTCAAGCCTGCCACCTACATCCGCTTGGTTTTTAAATGTGTTGATGGTCGGTTTAAAGCCACGTAGGCCAAAGTATTGTGCCACGGCCATCTCTGCACCCACGGCCTCTGCATTTTCGGCTATGAACTCATGCAGGCTAATGCCTTTGTTAAACCTGCCCGGGTGATCGGGTCTACCTTTTAAAGCGTAAACCCTGCCAAATCCAACCTGGTGTGCCTCGATCTCCTGCGCGTAATCGAGCACCACGCGGTTCATTGTTGGCACGCCAAGCAAATCCATAAGGTGTCGTATACATCTTGGCCATGTAGTTTGGGTGCAAAATGCTGGCCTTTGTCGCACCACTCGATCGCAGGCGGCACAACCTCATCGCGCAATTCCGTGCCGTCTTTTTCAACGCGTAGGCGTTTGCCTGTATTTAGGTTGATTATCTCAAATTCACCCATTTGGCTTAACCTCGCTAATGATTTTGTTCAAGCGTTGATGTATCCGCAACAGGCATTTATTTTTATCCTCTGATTGGTTGAGGATGGCATTGGTACTCATGCGGATGGCGCTAAATTCTAATGATGTTTTATCATCCTCATGTGCCTGCTTTAAAACCATTTCAATCATGGACACGGCAAACTCCAACTGCCTTATGCTGTTCATAAATGCTCGATCGCTCATCATTTCACCCACTCTGCAGGGCATTGTGGCTTTGTAGGGGATGCACAAACCCATCCTTTGTAGGCGTTCCCAGTTTTGGTGCTTACGCCTTCCTTCCAGATGCGCCGACCATGTGAGCATGTAGGTACGGTTTCGGTAATTTCGCCACCTAACTGCGATTTAAGCACCTCAACGGCTGAACCAATTGATATGGCGCTGCCTTCGCTAGCAGGCACGGTTGCCCATACATCGACTATTGGCGCATTTTCTACCTGATCCATGTTTTGCTTAGTAGCCCTGGCCTCAACTGGCATAAGCAGGCTGATTGCCCGGCCTATTGCAGATGTAACAGTATCCTCGACCATCCAGCGTTTCATGTTTTCGCGGTAAAAGTCTTGACGGCCAAAAGCGTAATCAACGGCCGCTGGCACTAAATCCTCATGTTCCCGATAAACGCGAGCGCGTACCAGGATGTAACCCTTGACTAAATCACACTCCACAATGTCGGTTTCAATGCGGCCAACTTGATGTGCTGCCCTGAACCGCTTAATGCGAGCGTTTACATCCTCATATTCATCAAAGTTGATCATTGAGACACCCGGCGATCTGCACCAATGCGCATGCCTGCAGCGCGGCCACGTAGGTATCCATCCTTACGGCCTGCAGTTACTCCCATTGAGTAAAACACAACTGCCACGCCTAGCGTGTACAACATAGCCCACGCAAACAACATTTCCATATCCATTTTAGCCCCTTAGTTTAGTTTTATCCTGGCCTTCCAACCATTACTAAAAGGGTAAAGCGCAGCACCGACATAAAGCAAGGTTAGACACGCCAAAGTCTAAGGTTTTATTTCCTCATCCTGTTGTTTAGGCTTAGATTTAAGGCCGTTACCAGCCAGTACGCCACCTAAACTACCTGTTAAAAATATCGTTAGCGTGGTAAGTAAATCGATAAACGCTCGATCGTTGGGCGCTTGATTGCCGATAGGCTGAGTTACAAAAATAAGGGCGTACAGCATCCCCAATACGCTAAAAGCAAACACCAGGGCTAGCGTGCAACCAATAAACACAATAAGCCTGGCGTGTAACTGCTCAGGTGTTAGGCGCTTCATATACTTCTTTTGGGAGTAAATCCCGGGTGCATGTACCCACCACTTCACAGGCAGGCGGCTGGCACTCAGCGTTTGGCCAGTTTTCGTACTCTTGGCACTCATATCTCACCCATCCTTGATAGCCGCACCCTGATAGGAGCAGCGATAAGGCCACCGCCCCTACCAGCCTGTGCATTACTTACTGCCTATGCCAAACTCTTTTGCTTTTGGGTCGATGGCTTTTAGTGCAGGCCCTATTGCGGCTGCAATAAAGGCATTGGCTAGTGTGCGTGGATCAGTTACACCTGCCATGTAAAGCGCAGCCACGGCTGCTACCGCTGCGCGGCCATAACTTAGTGCTATTGCTTTAATTTGCTCCTGCATTTTTGTCTCCGTCTAGCCCTAATTTTTTAGTTAGTTTTCTTGCCTGCTCTTGATTAATGGATACCTCAAAGTGCATCTCATCCTTACGGTTGCGGTAATCGCCGCCCCATGTAAGACCATATTTTTTAGCCAGGGCGCGGATCATTGGCACTTTTTCCGCTGGAAATGTACCGATCTTGCCTAGCGCGTGCTGTGTGGCATTTAGGTCAATGGCTGTACCGCTACTGTGGCACGATAGTTTGTCTGTTGTACCGCGTACCATGCGGAAGGCATAAGCCCAATCATCTAGTTTACCTTCATCAATCGGTTCAATAAGGGCGTGAAATTCTGCAGCAAATGCAGCCAATAGTGGCCCGGCATCCTTAGCGCACCTGATCTTGATAGCCGTGCCTTTAATTGGAAATGGCTTTACGCCGATCTCAGCCTGGTCTTTACTGGCAGGCCAGCCGTTGTAACTAGTTAGCATCTAATTCACACCTTTGGCAATTCCATTTAAATAAATCATTTAAAAATAATTCTTTGTGTCCACACTCAGGGCGTGGTGCAATAAAGGCATCGTTTTCTGCATCGTAGGTAAAACCAATACCTGCATAATTATATCTTATATTGTTATTGTAACTTGTTCTTTTGCATGTTTGGCTTCTAAAATTTCCATACCAAATCTCAGGCTCTAATCCATCAATTAATTCATTTTCATCTTTACCTGTAATTACTTCGGTAACAATATTATTTGCATCTAAAAACGCGTAATGAGCCATTATACCGTTACCGTTCCTGTTCCTGCTGTAAAAGTATAAATTGTTTTACCACCACTAGCAGTTTTTGTATAAGTTAATCCACCACCAATAGATGTTAAATCTGCAAATGTATCTGCATAACTTAAAACGACTATGCCTGAGCCACCTGAGCCACCACCGCCGCCTGAAGCAAATCTACCGCCGCCACCACCTGCACCGCCGCCTGTGTTTACAGTTCCGTTTGCACCAACTCCAGCAATACCGCCAGCACCGCCGCCGCCTGAGCCACCACTACCTGTTGGTGTCCAATCGCTATCAGTACCACCACCACCGCCGCCGCCGCGAGTTACGGCGCTACCAGTAATTGATGATGATGTACCTGCGCCGCCGTTACCACCTGTATCACCTGGATTTGGCCCAGGTGTCGCACCGCCGCCCGTTGCACCGCCGCCGCCACCGCCACGACCTAAACCATTTTCACCTGAACCACCTGCGTTACCTTGACCCGATGTACCTGCTGCGCCTGAAAGTAAACCAGTAAAACCACCACCGCCGCCACCAGATCCACCTGTTAAAGCACCAGTAACACCACCACCACCTGCACCGCCACCAGTTGATGTTATTGATGAAAATACACTATTACTTCCACTAGTACCTCGACCACCATTTAATGCCGCACCTGCGCCGCCTGCGCCAACTGTTATGGTAAATGAGCCTGAAATTGCAAAACTAGTTGATGTTAAATAGCCGCCAGCACCACCGCCGCCACCAGATCGCGATGAACCGCTTGACCCACCACCGCCGCCTGCGCCGCCTGCAATTACTAAATAATCGCACGCGGTAGGACTTGCTTTACCTTGTTGTGTTAATGCAGTGATTAAATTGGCAATCATTAGGCTATTGCACCAACTACATACCAAGTATCTGTGGCTGTTTTAATACATGCGGCTGATTTGTACTGTGCCAAAGTTGGAGATGCGGCAGTAGCCCCGGCGCTTAACACCGTAGTAGTGCCAGATGTAACGGCTGAAATTGTGCAAACTCCAACCCCAATATTAAGCACTGTTAGCACTGTGCCAATAGGGAAAGCAGTAGTAGCGTTAGTTGGAATTTTAAACGCTATGGCCGTGGCCTTATTCATTAAAAAAATCTCTTGGTAGTTATCGTTAGTTGTCGCTGTGTAGTCAGCGGTTTGGGTAACTACATCAAATTGCACTAGCGAGTTCATCGTGGATGAAGTCAGCACATCCCCGGTTACGGTTGGAAAGCCTGATATTGCCATTTCTATCTCCTTAGTAAGAAAGCGTGTTAGTACCTAAAACGCCATATTGTGTGCTGTTCAATACAAACGAGTCTAAAATAGGTTCTAGCGTAGTAAATTGTACGCGCCACCTATTCGGATTTATGCTCATAGCCACACCAAAGATTTGCAGGGTTTTGACTAGGCTAGTTGAGCCTGGCTGAGTAGTCTGCACTGTGATTGGGTCAAAAAAATCTAAATCTAAGGCTGCAACTATGCCTGCATCGTAATCAGGCGTATAAAGGTCTAGCACGATGGAGTCGCACCTCACGCTAGTTTCGGCACGGCTGGCGACATAAGCCCGGGCATAATCCAAAGCCACGGCATCGGTCTGCATTAACAGGTCTGATTGGGTATAACTATGCAAAAAGTATTTATCAATCGATGCCTGATTTGTAGCCACCTGAGTACTGCCACCGCTGCGTGTAATGTTGGCTTGGTTGTAAATAAGCACATCGTTTAATACCCAGGCTGCATCAAAGTAAAGCAGGCCAGGTGAGCCATCATCGGTGAAAACCGTAGGCGTAGCGGCCACGCTTGATGAAGTTAAGGCACGATCCTGAAATACAAATGAGCCTGTGGCATCTACATAAAAAGCGCCGTACTCGCTGGTCGAAATTGTTTGGCATGCCTGTAGTGCCGTGCGCGCTGTGCCTGGATCGGCCTGCATGGTTGTCTGCCCGGCATCAATATCGCGCATACTTGCAGGCCAAGATATAGCATCCAAAATATCATTAATCCGCGCACCGCTTAATTGGCCAGCGGATGTATCTGGCACGGTAGTTATCTGTGCATTTTGCGCCAACCTAAAAGCATCTACCGCTGTAATAGTCGTGTAGGTAACATTGTCGTTTGACTCCTGCGGTGTAATAGTTTGATAGCCAGTAATAAAACCGCTAAAAATAGGATAGGTAACGCCGTTATGTGTGGCAGTAATTTGTAATTTACGCATGGGATTAAGCAGCCCTGCATAAGGCCCTGATAAATTTTGTGGGTTAAAGTCTCCGTTTTGATCCACAATCCGCATGGTGCAAGTACCAGTTTGGAATTGATCGGCCTCAGCATTACGGCCGCGGCGCGTAGTAACCCCATCAACCTGGCTAGATACATCGACAATTAGCGCAGCGTTATCTGCCAAAATGTTTGTGCCAATGATGCCCTGGCCAATAATCATGGCCTGCGCAAAAGCAGGGCCAGTACCAAAGTTAATAAAAGCGTTAAGGGTAGGTACTGCCATTAAAGCGCCCCTGCATAAGATAAGTTATCGCCCATGCGGTTTAACTTTTGAATTACGCGCTGCATAGTTTCCGTTAGCGCATCCTCGCTACCAAGCGGTGTGTTAATTGTTATGTTATTTACTCCACCGATTGATGAACCTGGCACTGCGGTACGCAATCCGCTAATTGTGTTTAAGTATTCGGCCAATGTTCGCTCGCTGCTTTGGGCTATTGTCTCAGCGATTGTTGCGGCTTCATCGGCAAACGCGGCTGCTAGGTCTGCCTCGATTGCTACCGCCTGTGCCAATACCGGGTTAGCCATGCCTGTATTTGGGTCAATGGCGCTGGCTTGGAAATTCTGAATAGGAGCGCCACCAAGCGTAATAGTCTTTACTCCCATAGCGGCTAAGCGTGCGGCCTCAGCCAAGTTATTCAAGGATACGGCTGCAAAGTATTCTGCCTGCATCTTAACTGCATTGGCCTTATCTAACTCAGCCATGCGCTTGGCTGCGCTGTTGGCATCCTCATCCATGATTGTAAGCAGGCTACGGATGCGTGCTTTTTCTGCTTCATCCTTAGAGTTGGCTAAGGCTGTTTCTAGGTTGATACGGTCTACATCAAACTTCTTTTTAAGCGCATCTAATTCGGCTTGCTTCTTTTTGTCGGCTAATTCAGCCGCACTTAATTTTTGTTTTTCTTTTTCTGTTGTATTTTGTTTTTTAATTGTTGCAACAAGTTTGGCACGCTCCGCCTGCTCGGTTGTAAAGTACATCGATGTAGGGCTATATGGCGCATTTTTTAGGCGTTCCTCACGGCCTACGCTGGCTAGGTAGCCACTATTCATAAACGCGCTAAAACCTTTGGCTAGTAAACCCCCGGTCTTTGTCTCGTTTTTAAACCTACCAAATAATGTTGATACGCCAAGCAAAGCATCGGATGAACTCTGGGCAAACTTTTCCATTTCCTCTGTTGCCTTAGTAATGCCATCGGCATCGCCAAGCGCCGAGATGCTATCCAATATACCTTTGCCAATAATTTCTTTTACATTGGCAGATGAAACAGCAAGGGCATCCATTTGGCCTGCGTAAGTCTTTGTTGCCGCTAGGCCTTGCCCTTTAAATCTTGCGCTAAGCGCCGCTGTGATCTGCTCCATATCACCAGTTTTTAATATGGTTTTATCTAAACCTGCGCCAAGTCGGCTCAACGCTGTAGTTTGCCCTGAATAACCCTTTGCTAATGCGCCGCTAACGCTGGCCAAATCTTTTGTTGTGCCGCGCGATACATCTAAAGCAAGTTGCAGGCCTTTTTGCGCTGTTGTAACTGATCCAGTGGCATTAAGTAAAGTTTGAAATGCCGGGCGTAATTCATCATCCAGCACATTGTAAGTGTCTTGCATCCTGGCAATAAAGCCTTCAGTAGCAATACCAGCAAAACCATTACCTGTATTTTGTAAGGCTATGGATAAGGATTTGGCTGCCTTCTCATCGGCTGCAAATGCCTGTACGGCGGCCTTACCAAACTGAGTAATTTTGCGCACGGCAAACGCCGCTGCAAAAGACTTGGCCAACATATTGGTAGTTTTTTGGAATTGGGTAAGTTGGCGCTCACCTTTTTTAAGGGCTGTGCCGTTCCATTTGGCTACTGCACTAACTACTAGATTTGCCATTATGCGGCCATCCCATACGCGTTTGCTGTGTGTTTGGCATTGAATTGAGCCACTGCGATGTTAATAGCCAGGTTTACTGCGTGTGCTGCGCGCCCTTGATCCTCAGCCCATGCACGGTAGATAAGTCGGCCGCGCTGATCTGTGTTACCAAATCTAGGGTCGATCGTGCCACGGCTACCGTATAGCGGCCCAAGCGGTGCTAAAAATTGACGGCCTGCATTTGGGTTTAGGCTGTTCATATCTTTGGTTGTGCCGCTTGCTACTCGGTACTTACGCTGCGACTCCAATTTATGACGGCTTGAAACTATGCGAGATGCTGGCCTGCCGTTTGGATTTACACGCCCCGATGTCTCAAAGATTGCACCGCCTGGTGAATTGTTAGCAACAAAATAAGCAACCTGCCAACGCCGCCTAAATTTTGCCCCTGCTATTTCGCCTTTATTGTTAGCGCCCTGCCTATAAACGATGCCGTCTCGGGTTTCGCTTTGATCGTATTTAGGGAAAAACCTATGGCCTCTTGCCGCGGTCGATGTATTGGCTGTAGTCCAGCCGCTAAGCATCTCGCTATTGCCAGGTGCAAATGCCCGGGCTTTATCTCGGATGGGTAGCATAGCGCCGCGTATCTGTGTGTTCATCTGCTTGGCTAAGTCAGGGTCGAATTTTCGCATGTCTTTAAGCGTGCCTTGTACGCCTGTGATGTTTACTGGCACTTGCACGCTCCCTTGCTCGATCTCCTAGTACTTGCAGTACTGCTTTAAACATAACTTCATCCATAGCCAGGACTTGATCGGGGCTAATTTTTAACTCAACGGCTAGTGATGCCACCAAGTAAGTAAACGAACCCCGATCTATCCTTTTGGGTTTTCATCCTCGATTACCTCAACTGAGATAAGCGAGTTTAAAAAATCATCCCCAAACGGCGGTATTACCTCTGTACGCATTAGCGCGTTGTGAGCCAAAAAATATAGATCGCTATTTTTCTCATGCTCGCGCAACTGCTTATACAGGCCTTGACCACAGTATTTTTCAAAGGCCACCTCAACCACTGGGGTAATACTTACGATAGTTTCCCCAGTAGCCCTTACGATTTTTAGCCGTGCCATTGTTTGCCCCTTAGTTAAATGAACCTGTTGTCGCGTATGCAACCGCGGATGTGCAAGTAAACGTCATCGATGAGCGTGCATAGTCCTCTGGGCCGCCTGTACCAACAGGGGTTAGGTTGTTGATCAAAATTGAGACGGTGTACAAAGGGTTGCTTGCGCTAATGACGGTTGCTGAAGCAGCGCGTACTGGCACGATCAAAGCAGTTACGGATGTGCCGTAAGCAGCCTGCAAAGTTGCCTGTACTTTTGATGCAGCCCAATCGTTTAGGAAATCCACCTGCAGTGTGCTGGCTTCCAAACCTTTTGAAAATTGATGAGATGCCGCCCCCATGCTTGTGGTCTCGACTTCGTCAAAGGTTTGAGTTAGCGTAATTGATGTTACATACTCGCTTAAATCAACGGTGGCAATTTTCAGGCCAACTTGATTATCTAAATAAATTGCCACGGATTATTCCTCATCCTTCTTTTTGGTTGGTGTTTCGTTTGGGATTGGCAGACCAAGTTTTTTTAAAACCTCAATATCTGCCGGGGTTATCTGTTGATCTGCCATTTTTAACTCCATGTTGTTAGTACGGTTATTTGAAGGTCTGCCATAAGCAGGCTGCCACTATCTGCGTTTAGTACTGTAGGCGCAGATATTGTGGTAACGCTAAATTGGATCGCACTGTTTGCAAGTTTATTAAAAACTGCAATCATCGTATCCTCGATGCCAGCCAAGTTGCCCTGATTATCAAAGGCTGGCACGGTCATGGTTATGCGGAAATTGGCCATAGGTTGTATTGCTGCTTGGTTA